TCACCGCAGATCGCGCACACGTGGCGATAGGTTTGCCATTCGTCGCACTCGTGAGTGCCGCCCTCAACCTCCAGCAGCTGCCGCGCGTGGGCCACGATCTCCAGAAACAACTTGCAGCGCGAGCAGTAGCGATGCTCGACATCACCGGGCAGCTCGCTCACGCGGTCGCAGAGCAGGCAGCGAATCGCGCGAACGCCGGCGACGACTTCGATGCGGTAGGTCGGCTCGCTCACGCCGGGAGATTCGCGCCGGCGTGCGCGTGGTCGATGTGTTCGAGCAGCGCGCGGCTGATGAACTCCGTCACCTTCAGCGCCAGGTGCTCGTCGTTCGGGTCCAGCTGCTGACGGGCTGACCACTCACAGAGTGGACACGTCAGCGTCAACACGTTCCTCGCGCGCGTCAACCGCTCAGGGGAAGTCAGTTGCTGTTCTCTGACCGGCCCGATCTGAAACTCGATGCGCGGCTGGGCCTGTGCGCGCTTCACCGCGTCGGTGAGCAGCCGGCCGAGTTCGAGAATGTGGTGGCGGTCTTCAGGCGCAGCCGCCCGATACAGCGCCACGATCTCCGCGACCTCGGGATCGGCCGGTGCGTCCTGGCGCGGGTCGTCGCCGCGCCGAATGACTTCGAGCACGGTCGGGCAGCCGGCGAAGAACCGGCGCGCGTGCTCCACAAACGTCACGATGAATTGGTGATGATCCTCCGAGAGTTGCGGGTGCCGGCTCGCCAGCTGCATCAGCGCGACCGCGCGCAGCATCGACGCCGGCGAAAAGTGAAATTCGCAGCCGCCCATCGTGGACATCTCGACCGCCATCCGCCGTGTGAGGTCGTCGTCGGTCATGTAGTGATCTCCCGTTCAATGCAACGGAAACGACAGCGCGACCTCCAGCGTACACGAGGCGCGCTCGTAGTGAAGCTCTGCTGCCGACATTGACAGTTGACATTTCGATATGCAACCGCGAATCACGTCACCGTTTGTCGCCGTCGTCGGCGTTCGTCCGACCGGTCGGTCAGGAGCGCAGTGCAATTGTACGGATCGCGCTGCACATTCAACCTCGACCGCCTCGATTCGGCATTGCATTGACGCGCCGATCTGATTTACGGTTCACCCTCGTTTGTCGTGCGAATGTCGCAAACAGAAACGGTCTTCGTAATGATTCTCGTAGAGGTGAGCCTTGCCCTCGTCAACCGCGCGGCACACCATGCTGGTGAGCCCAGAGGAACGCCGGGAACTGCTGGCGATGCGTGGATTCCGACCGGCGCTGCGCCGTGATCTACGCGCGTTTATTTTCGGGAGCGTCCGTCATCAATGGATGTCCGTAGCCAGGTCCGCAGCATCTGCATCAGCAGCGGACGAACGTCTTTCGGTAAGCTCCGAAAGAGTTCGACGACTTCGGCCTCGTCCGGGTCATTAGGTTTGCCGACGAGCGCCGGCAGCGAGTGACCGAAGACCTCGGCAATCCGCGACAACGTCTCTAGCAGGTCTTCGTTCTCGCTACTCAAGTAGCGACTGACCCACGGTTGCGGCCTTCCGATTCTTGTTGCCAAGCGATTCTGACTGACGCGATGAACGCGCATCCACTCACGAATGCGCTCTTGAACGATTGCGTCCAAGTTGGGAGGGGGAGTCGTGGTCTTGCTTAGAGCCAAGTTCGTCAACCTCACTTGGATTTGCTAGCACGACGAGAGGCCCAATAGCGTTTCATCCTCACAGACACGGCCTTGCGCTGCGCGGCGGACATCTGAAAACGCTTGGCTTTCGGAGCGGCGTCCCTCGCAACGTCCGTCCTCGCAACGTCGCTCGCAACGTCTGGGAATTCCTTGGTGAGCCTCGCAAGTTCGTTGCGAAGTTCCTCCACGCGATGCTGTGCTCCGAGCCTAGCGAGTTCTCGAATCGTTAACGGCATCTCTAGGACCTCCTTAAACGTTGCGGAGGATACGCTTAATCCTATCCCGTTTTCTTAAGGGACAACCCTTAGACATCGAGAATTTACGCAAGCAGTATATACGTTAAACGAATAACGGCGAATTCAGGCCGAATTTCGCGCGTAGGGTTGAAGAAAGTCTGCCGATCTTGACAGATCGATTCGAGATCGCATAACCCTATCGGCGTGAAGAACGCACGAAAACGGCGGTTCCGACGCATCAGGCGCGGCCACTACGCCGACCTGACTAGCTACATGAAGGGCACCGGCGATACGCAGGCGCATATCGCCACCGAGGTGAAGACCTCGCAGGCGGCGATTTCGCGGATTGCGAACGGCCTGAGCCTCCCACGAGCCGACCTCGCGTCGCGCTTGGTCGCCTACGCGCGCATTCCCTACGACTCGTTTCTGCGGGTCTACCTCGCCCGGCAGCGGCCGAAGCGGCGCAGAGCAGCGGCATGACGTTCGTCAGTGGCTTCTCTGTCGCGGTCGCGCTCGGGCTGCTGGTGGTCGCCGGCCTCGTGGCTGATGCCCTCGTGCGCGCGGATCGCGCACTACTGGACCCTCCGCTGCCGGCTGACCCGCCGGCATCTCTGGGCCGTCGACTACGCGTTCGACGGCACTCGATTGTTCCTTCGTTGCCGACAGTGCGGGACTGAAACGCCTGGCTGGCACCTCGAGGTGGTGAAACCATGCCGCAGCAGCCGATCGTAGAACCGTCCGACTCTGAGGTTGACGACCCGATCACACCGAACAAGCTCGCGTTGCGATCACCACAGGTGCCGGTCACGCTGACAGACCTGGCCGCGCTGAAGGACGAAGGCGTCAGCATCATCGAAACGCGAGCGCGCATCGTCGCGGCGGCGCGGCTGCACGCGATTCGCGCGACCTCGCCGGAAGATTGGGTGCTGAACAAAGCGCCCGATGATCTCGGTGGGCAGATCGTCGGGTACCTGCAGGACGCCGGCGCCGATCGGGTCCGCGACATCTTCGGCATCGAGATTCGGAACGTGTCGAACCCGGAGAAGATCGTCGGCACCGACCCGAACACCTTCCACTTCATCGTGCGCGGCAGCGGCATCTGCAAGCTCACGCGGCAAGTGGTCGAGAACATGGAAGGTGGCCGCGCGTCCACCGATGAGTTCTGCCGCGACAAGACCGGCACCGACCTCGAACTGGCGGTACGGAAGGCCGCGCGCGCGAACCTTGACGGTGGGATCACGCGCGAACTCGCCGGCCTGAAGTCGGTGCCCGTCGATGAACTCAGCGCGGCGTGGACCGGCACCAGCAAGCGGATCGAGCAGTGTCGCCTCGGACGCGGCTTCGGGTCGCGCGATATTCGGATGGGCGCGCGCGACGAGAAGCTCGATGTTGATCCACCGGTGTGCCCTCACTGTAATTCGACCGGCGTGCTTCGACCGGCGAAGGGCACGCGGAAAGCGTTCTTCGGGTGCCCGAAGTACAGCAGTCATCCCAATCAGAAATGGATCGTGGATGCGGCCGAGTGGATTGCGAAACAGAAGGCCGCGCCGGCCGCGCCAGCAGCTGCGGCAGCGGCACCCGCGCAGAACGGAAAGGAGGGTAAGGACAAGCCGTCGGCGGCGAAGCAGCCGCCGATGACCGCAGCGGATATTCCTTTCGGCGGCAACCGCGAGCCGGGACAGGAAGGTTGATCGTGCCGGCCGTCGAGACTGCCGCCGACCTCGCCAAGCGCGCCTCGGATGCGTGGGCGCGATACCTCACCAGCGAACGCAGCGCCGGGCCCGCACCGCACGATCACGTGTACGCATCGTCGTGGCGTGCGTGTCTCCGCCGGATGGTCTTTGAACTCCGGGGCGCGCCGCAGCCGGCGTTCAGCGCCGATGTCCTCGCCAAGTTCCGGCGCGGCGAGGACCGCGAGCGCGAGCTCCTGATCGACCTGTCGCGCGCGAGTCGGTTCGCCGACCCGCAGTTCCAGGTGGTCGGCCAGCAGGAACGCTTTCAGCTGCGCGATCGCAAGGGGCGCGTGGCGATCACCGGCAAGGTGGACGCGCGCATCCAGATCGACCGTACCACCAGCGCCCCGCTGGAAGTCAAAGCGTGGTCCGCGAACCTTGTCGACCAGATCGAAACGTTCGATGACCTGTTCGATTCGCCGTGGACGCGCAGCGGCGCGCATCAGCTGCTGGCGTATCTCTACGGGGCCGGCGTCCCGTTCGGGTTCCTGTTACTCGACCGCTCCGGGTTGCCGCGATTGATTCCCGTCGAACTCGAATCGCACCTTGACGCGATGGAACAGTTCCTCACGCGCGCCGAGGAGGCGCTCGATCATCAGGTGGCCGGAACGTTACCGGACTTTCTCGATGATCCAGTTGAGTGCCAGCGGTGCCCGTTCTACGGGAGCACGTGCAATCCGCCGCTCAGCGCCGCCGATGTCAACGTGCTGACCGACCCGGAC